CCCACCTTCGAAGTCCAGACCCTCAACAAGATCTACCACGAACAAGCCGAGATCCACACGAAAACAAATAAGGCTTGGTGGACCATGCAGGACAACGATCTGAAGCTGGCCCTGGCGACCATCCATGCTTACCTCAGCACCGGATTTCTGCGCGTTGTTTGGAACTCCAGCTTGATGGGCGGGGAAGGTGACTTTCAGTTGATTCCCTTGGGGATCTCACAGGTGATGCCGATTGGACCTTCTCATGAACTCCAGGAGTGGCAAGGTGTCGTTTACCGTGACACCAGGAGCCTGGCCTTTTTCAAAAGACGCTTTCCGCTGACAGGGTGGAAGGTCAAACCGAGCGTGGAACACAGCAGCTACGCTCGGCCGTTCTCGAGGCCCAAGTATGTCGGCCAACACGCCTTTGAACTTCTCTCCCCACAGATGAAGCGCGTGATCGGCGGTGTCCCTCAGTACCTTCCCGGAGTCCTCCAACAAGCCCCCTACACAGAGTTTTGGATCAAAGACGAACAGCTCAACACTTCAGACAATTCGGTGATTATGGGATCTCCGGACACGAATTGGGCCTACCGAGTAGATCCGGGAAACAGACTCTACCCGCGTGGCCGCCTGATCATCACGGGCGGTGACGAGTTCGATCTGATGTACGACGGTCCCAACCCTTTCTGGCACGGCCGCTATCCCTTCATCACGGTTCGACTCAAGCCAGTACCCTGGCAGTTTCATGGGATCAGTGAATTGAGAACCAAGATTCCGCTGCAGGATATCGTTAACACGGTCCTGGCCGGGATCTTGGATATGATCAAGAAGGCGGTCAACCCTCCATTGATCTTCCCGGACAACGCATTCAGTTACGCGGTCAAGGCGCAGATGGATCCCAATATGCCCAACGCCAAGATCGGCTACAGTCCACAGTCACCCGCTGCACCGCAATATGCTCGCGTTCCCGATCTCCCCAGCTTCGTACAGAACACTCTTTTGTACGCTCAAAACGAGATGGACGATGACTCCGGATTGCTCGACGTGGGCGGGTTGTCCCGCAAGAAGGTCACGCCGGCCGGTTCGACACTGGAATCACTGAAGGAGAATCAGCAGACCATCATGCGGTTGCGGGGACGCTACATCGAAGTCGCTTTGCGAGAGTTGGGCGAACAGATGATCTCCAATTTCATGCAGTTCTATGACGTCCGGAGGCGAATGTTTCTCCTGGGCCGGGATGGGGTGAGTTTTGAAGATGTGTTTGATTGGGTTCCTGGGAACATGACGCCACATGGTATTCACCCGCAAGATCACAGGAAACAATTCGTTTACCTGATAGCAGAGGGCAGCACCCTCAACTCCAACCGCGAGAAGGAAGCCCTGGTCGCTTTCGCCTTAGCCAAGGAAGGGAAATACAGCACAAAAGCCTTGTTCCGGAAGCTTGGAATGGAGAACGAATACGACAGAGTGATGAAAGAGTTGGGCGAGGAAGAAGTTGCCATGATTCGGCGCATGACCTTAAGCCAACTCTTGTCGGGAGCTGCTGGAGGAACTCAGGGCGGTGCGGGTGGAAAAGGCTCCCAAAACATAGAGAATTTGCTCAAATTAGCTTGACAAGGTCTTTATGCTGAAAATAGGGAAAAGATTGAATGGCTCACGGAAGGAAGCACAAGGGGAAGATAAAAGTCGGAAAGAAGTTCAAGAGGGTGATGGGTGAATATGGTGAGCGCACCCTTCATCACGGCGGCACCGGTGAGGTTGTCACGGACGTAAAGATGGCAACCGCCATTGCCGCTTCAGAGCAACGAAGGTCAGAAAAGGGAAAAAGGAAATCGAAACGCTCAAGCCGACGGAAATCCAGTCGACGTTGAGCACAACCAGGAGGACGAAATGCCTAACGACAAAATGAAGGGACACGATCTAGTCGTTCCCGCCACCTATCCTGGACACGATCCGGGAACCTATCCAGCCCCAGGAGCAATGCCCTCGGCTCAATCATTCACTTCGCCGGCCGTGTTCTGCCCTCACTCCCCAGAGCCGATTTCCGTGAACAAGAAGAATCCCGGTGGTGAGAGAGGTGGAGACTCCGGTGGAGCCATGGGCAAGAAGGGTAATTCCTACTAGGAGAACCTGTGGCTTACACCGATCTAGGAGTCGCTCCCCCTCCGTCCATTGATGCAGCTGCTCAAATGGCAGCTCCTCCTGCAAGCGCAGGAAATCAGATGGCCGCTGCCGCACCAGCCGAGGTTCCGCAGCAGCAACCTCCTGGTTTGCCAGGGGGAATGGCTGCTCCAGGGGAACCCGATCTGAATGTAATCACTACTCTGATCTCGAAACTCGTCCAAATGAAACCGGGACTTGCTCCCATAGCGGACAATCTGATTACCAAATTGGCCGTCAAGCTGTCGCAAGCGGGAGCCCCTGTTCCTGCAACGCCAGTGGACGCTTTCCCGGAATCAGGGGGTTCTATTCAGACAGCGGTGAATATCGAACGTGAGCTGGCGAAGGTCAAGGAGCCCGAGCTTCTACCTGACATTCGGTACTTTATCGCCACAATGAGGGAAGAGGTGAACAAGGATCTGGCCGAGCAGGGGGGATCCCCGCCTCAACAGCCACCCTTGGGAGCGACACCAGCAGTAACTATGGGATCGAAGGTTCCCATCGCCGTATAAACGGCAAAAGCCCCGGGGGATAGTCCCCCAGGGCAGTTGATCCGGAGAAGGACTCCGGATGGGGTAATAGGAAAACCCATCCTAGCACAGTCCTTCTCCTGATTAAATATTTTTAATCCGAAGCGCAGCCCATTGGCGCAATCCCTCCGGGGAAAGCCAAGGGAAGCTGAAGGAGAGGAAGCAATGCCTTTAAGACCGGAACTGAAGGAAGCAATCGAAAAGACTGAGGGGATGACTGACGCCTATCGGACGCAGCTCCTCAAGACCATGGAAAACGCCCCGGATGCCCTTCAAGCGGGTTGGCTCCGTCAGGCCGACTACGACCGCACGATGAATGAGGGGAAGGAAGAACTGAAGACGCAGGGTGAGGAGCTGAAGGCCAAAGAAGAAGCCCTTCAGCAGAAAACCGGCGAGTGGAACAAGTGGAAGGGCGATGCCGACAAGATCGTTCACGACAACGTGACTCGCGCAGATGGCTTGGCGAAGTCACTGACCGAGCGGGATGAGAAGATCGTCGAGCTGGAGGACAAGATCCGCGTTGGTGACTTTTCCGAAGGATCAGAGACCGAAATGCTGAAAGAGGTCACGGCCTTGCGCGGCGAAATCAAAACCCTGCAATCAGCCGCGACCAACGGTGGCGGTTTCACCAAGGAGCAGGCTGAAACAATGTTGCTCGAAGGTGGCAACCGACTCGCAGGCAACATCTATGACAATATTTTCCTTTTGATGGATCTCAATCAGAGCCACAACGCTGAGTTCAAGGAAAGCCTGGACCGCGAGAAGTTCATCGAGTTTGCGACCGAGCGCGGCATGGTGGAGACTCAGGAGAAGTTCAAAACCGCTTACGATCTCTTCGTCCAGGACAAGCGTGTCGATGGCAAGATTGAAGCAGCGCGGCTCGATGAGCGCACGAAGATCGAGTCCAAGATGCAGTTTCCGTTGGACAACGATGGAGGTCAATCAATTAACAAGGGTCCTGTCGAAACGAGGCTACAGCAGTTGAACAGAGAACGTGAAGGCGTTGACTCTAAGATGAGTACCAGCCAAGCGGCTGCTGCTGCTGCTGCGGAGCTTCGTAAAGAGGGGAAGGTTACTCCGGACTAAGGATAGGGAAACGTGGGAAGGTCTGCATGGCCCCGCCGTCGCAGCCCGTGACCGCAAGCCACCGAGAGCTAAGGTGGAAAGGTCGTTCGGGAAGTCGAAAGTGCCAAAGCAAGCCACTTTGTAGTGTAGTTTGTTTATTTTTGTTAATTCAAGGAGGAAGTAATGGCACTAACCTTCGATGACATTAGTTCGAAGACGAACCGATTCATCATCCCGCGGTTGGTGGACAATGTCTACGAGGCTTCTCCAGTCTTCACTCGTTTGCGTACTCGAAACGCTGAGCGTTTTGAGGGTGGCCGGACGATTCGCCATCCAATTATCTACGCCGAGCTGACTGGTGACGCCTTTAGCCGGGGTGGGACGTTTGATACGTCGTATGTTGAGACCGACACCGCTGTCGAGGTCAACGTCAAGTACTACTACGTCAACGTCACCCTCTTCGGTACGGACAATGTTCTCAATCGAGGTCCGGAAGCAGCCATGTCCTATGTGGAAAGCAAACTCGTCAATGCCGCAGGCAAAATGGCGAAGTTGTTAGCCACGGATATGTACCTGGACGGCCAGGGGACCGACAGTTCAACTCTCCAGTTGGATGGAATGTCGGCGGCTTTCGACAACGGGAACAATTTCGGTTCTTACGGCGGCATTGACAGGAGCGATATCGTTCCTGACGGGACGCAGAACGCCGGGATCAATGGCTTCCAACAGTCACTCCCGACGCTCACTCTGAGCGGGGTGCAAACCGCGTTCGGTGCGGCCTGGTTCGGTGCAGAGCACGTCGATCTGATGACTTCAGACCAAGAAGTGTGGAACCTGTTCTGGAATAAAATCCAGCCGCAGCAAAGATTCCTCGAGGAGTCTTCCGATGTGGCAAAGATCGGGTTCATGTCGCTTCGATGGAATGGAGCTCAGATGGTCGTGGATCAGTATCAACCCGCGCAACAGTTGATTGGCATGAACACGAAACATGCGCAGTTCTGGATCACCACCAACCGGAAGTACCAATTTGGGTTCACCGGATGGAAAGAGGCCCAGAACACGGATGACGTGGCCGGCCAGTACCTGTTCGCAGGAAACCTACTGTTCCCCGCTCCTCGCCTCAATTTCATTCTGACGGATATCGCTAACTAAGGTGAAAGAAAGGAGCTAAATTATGGCAGGCGAACGCTTTGGACTTTCACCGCAGACAGCTCAGATCAGTACCGGTGACCCTCGCACGGTCAACGAGCCAGAGAGGTTTCAGGAATCTCCTGGTTTACCGGGAAGTATCTCAAACGCTGTCTTAGGTACGATTGTCCGTTTTGATGGCAACCTTTATCGTTATTGTCTCCATAATGAAGGCAGCGGTGCTGTAGCCGTTACCGTTGGTGGAGTCGCGCATTTCTTGGCTTTGGATCCCGAGACCGGGATCTATACCATAACTGGCGACCAAACCGACGCTATCGGTGGAGCAAATTCCGTTGCTGGAATCTATGGGAATGTCGTCACAAACGGCAATTTCTGTTACGTCCAGGTGGGTGGTGTGGCTTTGGTCAACACCGCTGCCTCGACCGCAGCAGGGGACAAGGTCGTTGGGACCACAACCGATTTGATATTTGGTAGGAGCATCGCCGGTGCAGCTCCTATCGACACTGTCTACGGTGGTGTGATCAGCGCCCGTGTAAGCAACCAGAACTCCGTGATTCTCACGAATCTCGACTGGTAGGCTGCGCGAAGCGGTAAAGCAAGCACAACGGGAGGGGTCCTTGTGGCCCCTCCTACTTTGAACAAAGGAGAGGTGTGACTATGCCTTTAACTTTTGCGAACCGAGAAGATCTGTCCGTAGGAAACGAGCGGGGTGTGAGGGTCGATATCACCTTCGATGCTTCCTATATCACGAATGGGGAGCCTCTGACAGCCGCCGATTTGGGATTGGGTCGGATTAACCAGCTGATCTCCGATCAAGGTGGACTTGGAACCGATTTCGGAAGGGTCATCCAATACGACCGTGACAACGGGCTGCTCCTGGCATTTGAGGGCAACGGTACTGCGCCCTTGCGAGAGGTTCCGAACGCCACGGATCTGTCGGATCTGACCGTGCGCGTAACGGCTTTGGGAATCGGATAGGGGTCTAGGGGTGTTGAATGCCAGGTGGACGGTTTCAAGAGAACTTTCGGGAGATGCAAGACCATGTTCTAACGGTCTGCCCGAAATATCCCCCACAGCTGATACGCAGGAAGATTAACGACAACCTCCGACTCGTCACTTCCAAGCGGGTGTGGAGTGGTCTGACCAAGGTACAGATTCTTTCCGTCCCCGCTGCCTTCGCTGACGGTACGATTGACGCTGTCACTGGCTCCAATGTGGTCATTGGAACGGCAACGGGCTGGCCTGTGGATGATGTGGTCAGCACAGACCTTGCGGCCGATGTGATCTCTACCGAGGTCCTGGACGCAACTCCTACCTCAATGGTTGGAATCGAACCCAACACCTACATACTGATCGACGGGGGTGGGGCCAACGAAGACCCCGTTTACGTCCTTTCCACTACCGCGACGACCTTTAGAGCCCGCTTCGCCAAGACCCACCTTGCTACCGAAACGGTCACGGTATCTTCGCTCAGCAACTTGCAGCTGAAGGTCGGAATCAACTCGCCGTTTTACACGGCCACCGGATTCTCCAGCCCGACTCGTATGATCCTTAAAGACATTATTGCGCAGCCCTCCGAGCTAGGAGCCAGCTATTCGCTCAGCTTGGTTTACACCAACTTTGCTCCCGACCTGAAAATGTTGATCTCCGTGGTCAATCTGGAACGGCGGTATCGGATCATCATCCATATGCCCAAGGATACGATCGACTATTCGGATCCGCACCGTACGCTGACCCAGACGACCTACATGATAGTGAGTCATGAGGTTGATCCAGCGGGATCTCAACTCTACGAGCTTTATCCCCGGCCGATTTCAGAACAGGCCATCCCCTTCTTCTACCACTATCAGTTCCCTCCGCTAGTGGACGACGGGGACTTTCTTCCCAATGGGATCCGCTCCGACGTTATCGTACGGTTGACCCTCTCGGACGCTCTCGTTTGGCCCAAGCACAAGATCATTGAAGGAGGCATCTACTACGACCCACAGCAATCAGCCATGCTTAAATCTCAGGCCGTTGTGGACATAGAAGCAATGGAAATGGAAGACGACAACACCATGATCATGCGGCAACAGTGGTCGTATGCGGATTGGCCCTTCGGAGGCTTTGGCGCCGATTGGCATCAAAGTCACGATTGGGATTCATACGCAGGGCATGTATAGCTATGGCAATCTCAGGTACGGACGTTATCGACACGGTCCTCGAAAGACTGGAAGAGACCGTTGCCCCCATTTTCTGGACTCGGGAGGAAATGTTCCTCTATCTCAACGAGGCCATGAAGGAGCTGAACAACTTAGCAGGGAAACAGCACTCGGAGAGCGGAATCGTCACCGATTCTGACGACAACTTCTACGCCCCACCTACCGACACAATCGCTGTCATGGCGGCTTCCGTTGGAGACCGGTCCCTGGAACGGGTCACTCTGGAGGATATGGACCGCGAGGATCGTTTCTGGGAAGGAAAAGTAGGGACCATCCTGAAGCGATGGGCTCCGATTGGTTGCAACCTCTTCGCCATCTTCCCCAGACCAGGTATTCCGAGTCCGTCAAATGCGTTCACCTCGGGATTTTCAGGCGGTTTTGGGGCTGGCGGGTTCTTGACCGTTGACGTTGATTTTGTCGTCTTGAAAATACCAGCCACTATCGAGGACAACGCGGATCCGATTGATCTGGACGATGAGTTCATCGAGGCACTCGAGGATTACACCTTCCATATTGCCCGTTTCAAGGAAGGCGGTCCCGAGTTCTCAAACGCCATGACCGCTTTCACGAACGCCCTGGGGCGTATGGGAGATCTGGCCCGGAAGGTCTACAGCCAGCAGCCCGTCATTTGGACGTCAGAACCCGCTCTGGATACTGGATCTTCGTACTCAACTCCGGATCGAGGGAGATAGATGGTTTCAAACACAGGCGATATTCCCGGGACCTCCGGAGGAGGAAGTTTTCAGACTTCCTTGGGAAGTACGAGAGGAGATGGATCATCGTTTGATCGTGAAGGGAAAATCGATGTTGTACCTGAAGGCGACCTACCAGTTCAGAGAAAGTTGAAACGAGGCAAAAGGACCCGCAGTTTTTACAAGGAGCCTGGAAGGGCAAAGATGCACAAAAGGGGTGCGAAGCGACAAGCCAAGAGAAGGGTTATGAGAAGGTCCTCAAGAAGATGACGCTGGCGACGATCAATAACTTCATAGCGACTACGGCCGGGACAGCCGTACCGCTGTCGGCTACGTCGATAGAGACAAATTGGGTGTTCATCCAGGTGCTTCGTACCAACACTGGAAAGGTCTATGTGGGGGATGCCACAGTCGACAACACCGGATTCTC